TTGCTGAATGTGGGCGAGGTCTTCGACGCTGCGCCCGGTGCCGCGACTCATGCCGATGTATTTAGCGTTGGTCATTGCGGGCCTCCGGTATTGCCGCCGCCGGTCTGCACGCCGCTGTGTTTATGGGTATGCAGCACGATACCGTTAGACGTAATGCTGCCGCCAGAATGCGAAACATTGCCGGTCATGGTTCCACCCTGTTTAACCTCCAGCGAGCCGGTGATCAGCTTGTTGGTGCAAACCACTTCCGGGGAGTCGAGCATAATGCGGGTTTTTGCGACGCAGTCGATCAGCGGCGACGTCACCGCAACCTTTTCTGAGGCGTTGACCGTCGCCGATTTGATGCCGGTAGCCAGCAGCGCGCCGGTTTTGGGTTCGTACTCGATCACGGCGCCGTCGGGGAAGGCAATATGCACCGCGTCAGCCGAGGCAGACGGCGCGGGGAAGTCATCAGAGAAGATGCCCGGAACCACAAAAGCGGTATCCAGTTCACCGCCGAGGGAAAAAAGCAAAACCTGCTCACCTACCGATGGCGCCCACCAAAAACGGGAGCGCCCTGCGCGGGAGGTTAGCCAGTGCAGCCAGTCGGTGACGTTGCCGCTAGTGTTAACGCGGCAAGTTGCCGCATCTAAATCCACTTCGGCAACGGTGCCAATGCGGATCAGATTGCGCAGCAGGCGCAAGGCGTCGTTTAAATCGGGGAAAGTATTCATAGAAAGAAGAATGCCGCCCTGTCAGGCGGCAGACAATTTGATGCGGGTTGGTGTTTAATGGCACAACAGAGTCAATAGAATGAAACCTATATACTACAAACACGTAAATATCTTGACTGGTGAAGCGGCCATTGTGCGGTTTTCACTACAAGTTGTAGCAGGGCGAGATTGTTAAACCTTAACTAATGCAGTAATGTATTTTTAATGCAGTCTTTTTCTCAAAAATCTAAATAAATGAAATTAAGGAATTTTCATGGGAACATATGTATTTAAGAACAATGATCAGATAGGAAGCTTGGATGCAGAAACTGACAGCTTCTTGGATAGCTGCTTTATCGAATCGAATGTATATGAAACCCTTAAGAAATTTAACAGCGATATAGATTTCTCTAAAAGAATAATTGTTGGGCGCACTGGCTCCGGGAAAACAGCACTTTTAAAACAACTAGCCAAAGACCCCATAGTTAAACGTCATGCCATTATTGAAGCAGAATCAACTGTATTTGAACACATTAAAAATAATGTCTTTATATCTCAACTCTTGGAGCAGAACATAGATTTACGGGTTTTTTATAAATCTCTTTGGATTCATGTTTTAATCGTAAAAGTAATTGAAATTATTTTCCCTAACAACACTTCATTTTATGAGAAAATTCAAAATCTAGTCGGTGGAAAGAAGAAAAGATATAATATAGATTTAGCACAGGAATATTTAAATAAATATAGTGACAACTTTTTTAATGATAAAATCGTCTCAGAAATAACAGAAAAGATGCAAAATGAGCTTAACGGAAAAGTTGGCGCTGGATTTGCAGAGATATCTGGTAAAATTACAGATGAATTTGCTCAAAAAATTCAGACTGAAACGGCGCGTTATGTAAGCAGCGAACTTCTTCGAAAACAAAAAGAGTTAATTAAAATCATCACAGAAGAAACTCCAGATGAAGGGCAAAATAGAATCATAATTAGCATTGACGACTTAGATAAGTCCTGGCTGAGTAGTAGTAGTATTCGTTATGATTTTATAAATGCTTTACTTGATGCCTTCAAAGAACTCATGGATATAAAATCAGTTAAGGTTCTGATATCTATAAGAACAGACATACTCATGGGCATTTACAAAACCAATCTCAGACAAGAGGAAAAAGATCGCTCATTGGTAATTCCTATTGAATGGAAGAGAAAGGACCTTTTTGAAATTTTAGATAAACGCATTAGCTATCTTATAAGGCATAAGTATGCTGTAAAAACCAATGTAAAGTTCACAGACCTATTCGATTTCAAAGTCAATGGAGAAAGTGCAGCTAATTATATTGTAGATAGAACAATGCTTAGGCCTCGAGATGCAATTGACTTTGTTAATTACTGTTTAACTCAAGGAGATGGCACGACATCTATGAACGAAGACCATGTTCTTGAAGCTGAAGAAAAATACTATACATCAAGAAAAAATGCAATTAACAAGGAATGGTTGAGTAGGTATAAGCATATCAGTGATTACACTGATAGCGTGGCATTGATCACTAAACGAGAATTTCACAAGTCAGATATAGATAGCGATGTAAATACAGTTATAGAGTTTTTGATTTCAAAATCCACTCAAAATGATGACTCATCAGATGAAAAAATAGCTACGGATTTTAATGCATTACTGAACGTATGGTTCACTATTGGCTTAATTGGATTGAAAAAGTCTGATACTCTTACTGTTTACTCTTCTTTCGACAAATCACATCTCGATATAAGTGACTACAATAAAGAGTTTGTGATTCACCCGCTATTTTTTAGAATTTAATGATTATTGGCTGCTTTGAAAAAGCAGCCTTTTAAAATTCGGATAAAGCGTTCGAAAGCGCATCCCTCACAATCTTCATATCTTCGGCATCCAGACCCAGCAGCGGACGGGCTTCATATTTCACCTCTCCAGCCTTGAGTGATGGCCTGTCACGCAGCCCGAAATGGTGAACTTTCGCCATGCGCTGAACCTGTCCGGTAAATTCCACCACCGCGTCATTACCTGTGCCGAGCGCTTTCATGTATTTATTGGTGCGCAACTTGCTAAACATTTCCCGCTTAATGCGGCCTTTCTTGCGGCGTAGTGGTTGAGCACGGCGCGGGGTAAATGGCTGACCGTCAGGGCCAATCTGCCGCTTAATCCGATCCTGCTGGTGCTTACGCAGACGCTTCGCGATAGTCGCCGCCATCGCCTTACGGCTTTGCGGTGAGAGTGCTGCTATCAGCGCCGCCAGCCTGCTGTCGAACGCAGTTAAGTCACTCATTCCACGCGCTCACCAGTTCGCCGTGCAAATACAGTTCGCGCGGCCTGTCGATATCCTCCGGTAACGGTGGCTCAGGCAGATTTGTCACCCGCAGCGCGCTGCCCTCCTGCTTAACCAGTGTTCGCTCGGTCAATTGCAGGTTGATGCTGATATCAAAACTACCATCGTTAAGCATGTCGGCCTTAAAGGTGAAACCGGTTTGCTGCTTTTCTGGGGTTGCCATAATGTCCGGCTGATTCTCCCGCAGCCACGCAAGGATCGGCACCAGCAGCATGTCAACGTCCTGCGTGAAGTCAGTGATCAGCAGGTTGAGCTGGTACTGTTTTTCGTGCGACAGCGACGAGGCAAGTGTCGAAATAACGCGGCCACTATCAACAAAAATACGCAGTTGCTCAGGGCTGGTTCTTAGCACCGGCACGCGGGCCGTTAGATACTCTCGTAACTGCAAAGGCTTTAGCACGGTGATCCTCCTGACACTGTTTAACCGTTTCAATCTGAAGGCCACAGGCCACCAGTGCGGCCTCCAGATTTCTGATATCGGCGCTTAAGTCGCCGTTAGTCTTTGGCTGACTGGCCGGGATCGGGCAGCTGCTGACGGCCGGACAGCCAACGTAAATAATCTCCGGGGGTGGCGAAGGCCGGACGCTGTTGCAACCGGATAACGTCAACAGGCAAAGCAGTAGCAGACCAGTCCCGCAACTCTTGATTTTCATTGAGTAACCTTTGTATTTCATATTCACGATCCCGCGCCTGCTGCCCGGCAACGCCGAGAGATTCACGCAGTTGACGCCCCAGCTGTTCGCGTTCGTCGGTTTCCGATTGCAGCCGCACAATGACGCGATCACGGCTTTCGATACCTGCTGACAGCGTGCCGATAATAAGCTGGGCGGAGACCGCTTCCCGTTTCAGCTTTTGAATGTGAACCGTCTGCGCCAGCGCAAAGAAGCAGACAAGCGTCACGATCCCGATGAGGTAACGCATAGTCAGGCTCCTTTCAGGCAGTAAGCCATTTCATTCTGGCGGCGACGTTCCAGCCCGGCAGACCGCACGCCTTTCACAAAGACCCAGCGCGGCAACTGCTCACAGGCTTTGCGCCATTCGCCTTTGTTGATGAAAAACGCCAGCGTTGACGTGCACGCCGCATTCACGCCAACGTTGAAAGCGAAGGACACCACGGCGTCATAAACCGGCGTCGGCATGGTTGTCGTCATACACTGAGCCAATCCGCGCTCAACATGCTGAACGTCCGCCACAAAATTCGCCGCCACCTGTTTTTCTGTGATTTGCGTGCCGCCGGTTACGCCCGCCGTGTGGCCGATACCGTTCGTCCAGACGTCGCCTGTACATTTGTAGGCAGACAGGCGACACCCTTCAAAATCAGCGATAAGCGCCATACACTCCGCCGTGGTACGAAGCCCGGCGGTTTGTGGCAGCAGCGCAACGAGGCCTAATATCACGGCAACAATGCAGCGCTTAACGATTGATGACGTCATTTATCCCCCTGTCGATCCCCATGTTCTGCAACAGGCGAAATGTTTTACGGCGGTAATACCAGTTAACGATAAAGGTGCCAACACCCATCACCGCGCCGACCAAAAAGGCAATATCCTGCGGGGATAGTCCGCCGAGCCATGCCATAAAAACCGCGATGCAGTAGCAGAAAAACGTCGTGAACTTCTCCATTTATCAGTCCCAAAGCGAGACAGTTTCGCTGACCGTGGCCTGTGCCATGTCGGGAAGCTCAACCGCGTAACCGTGGGGCAGTTCCGCCCCTAAATCGGCCAACCCAACGTTGGCCGCGTAAACCTGCTCAACCACAGAGGCCGTGCGCCCGTAGTGCCGCCAGCAAAGCGCGTCTACGGTGTCGCCCTGCTGGGCGTAAACCTTCATCAGATCAGCCCGATAATGGCGTGACTCACGCCCGCGACGTCATGAATAGCGTTGCGAGCATCGCGCCACAGTTCATCAACGGTGCGCTCTACAATGACGGCCTTTTGACTGCCTTTGTCGGTGGTGTCATTGCCGGGGTAGCGCTCCGCCAATATGGCTCCGGCCATAGACGACACCGCGCTGAAATACGCGATGCTCTTAACACTTTCGCCGTCAATTGCGTCTGCCGGTACGTCGGCCAGTTCTTTAAATCCACAGGCCATTTGTGCAGCACGGAAATCAAATAGCTCGCCGTTGACGTCGGCCATTGCTCGAACAGCTACCGAACGCAGGCGCTTAGGGGTCACGGTGCCTTCGAGTCGCAGCGTTTCGCGTAGCTCAGTCGGGCTGATGGCGGGCCAGAAAAAGGAATTACTGATCGCAGGTTCCGCCGCTGCCGGTGGGTTTGGCTCGCTAATAACGAGTGACATAAATACCTCTAAATGGGGGGCGGTGGACGCCAGCGTTGAACTAAGCCAAAGACCTGTCGCGGCTGGCGTGCCGCCCTGCGCGGGGCGCATTCTGTTAGCCGCCGGATGCCTTTTTAATTTCGCGTTCCAGCTGCTCAATCGCTTTTTTAACGCCGCTGTTGATATCCAACTGGTAGGCGCGCTGCATGTGTTGCAAAGCAAGCCCAGCCCTGCCCAATGAGCGATAAACTGTGCCGACAACTTTGTGCAATTTGGCGCGCACAAGGTCGGGCATGTCTTCGCCATCAGTCAGCTCAAGCGTGTTAAGAAGCGGCTCAATGTCCACCGTTTCGCCTGCCGCCATTTCGCGCAGGGCAAACAGCGTGACTTCCTCAGCCAACAGATAGCCTGTCGGGCGGGTAAAGTCCTCAGTAGTGGCGAGCTTATGCTTAAGGGCGTAACGCGCGATTTCTAAGGCACCGGCAACATCCCCGGCGTCCAGACGCCAGATCATCACGGTCATTAAAATAGCGTCCTGCGACCCCTTGCCTTCGGCGAGAACACCGTCAACCCAAGGCGCATATTCTGGCAGCATGCTGCGTTTTAGCTCGGCTTTGGTTTCGTTCGACTTGACCTGTTTTAGCCGGGCTTTATCTTCATTGAGCTTTCTTAATTGCAGTTCGTAGCCAGTCGCATGGCGCAGCAGGTTGTTACCCTGCTGCGCGGCCTCGATAGCTGACTGCCGCAAAAAGTGACTACGGGCAGGGCTGATCATGACTTATTCCTTCTTGTCGCCTGACTT